CCATCAAGGACAACCCGCTCAAGTTCGTGCTGTTCACCTTCCCGTGGGGCCAGAAGGGCACGCCGCTGGAACACTTCCAGGGGCCGCGCAAGTGGCAGCGCGAGGTGTTGCAGACTCTCGCTGACCACATCCGCGACAACAACGGCAAGGTGGACTTCGACACCTTCCGTATGGCCGTCTCATCCGGCCGAGGCATCGGCAAGTCGGCGCTGGTGTCCTGGCTGGTCATCTGGATGCTGACCACCCGGATTGGGTCAACGACCATCGTGTCGGCCAACAGCGAGGCGCAGCTTCGCTCCGTCACCTGGGCCGAGATCACCAAGTGGCTCAGTATGAGCCTCAACAGCCATTGGTTTGAGGTCAGCGCCACCCGCGTCATGCCGGCGAAGTGGCTGACGGAGCTGGTGGAGCGCGACCTCAAGATGGGCACGCGCTACTGGGGCGTTGAGGGCCGGCTGTGGTCGGCAGAGAACCCCGACGCCTACGCGGGCGTCCACAACTTCGACGGCGTGATGCTGATCTACGACGAGGCCAGCGGTATCGACGACACGATCTGGTCGGTCGCCGCAGGCTTCTTTACCGAAAACACGCCGCACCGCTTCTGGCTGGCGTTCAGCAACCCCCGCCGCAACGCGGGGTACTTCTACGAGTGTTTCCACTCCAAGCGGGACTTTTGGGGCACCAAGATCGTGGACGCCCGGTCGGTCGAGGGCACCGACAAGCAGGTCTACCAGCAGATTATCGACGAGTACGGGCCGGACAGCACCCAGGCCCACGTCGAGGTCTACGGGCAGTTCCCCAACGCCTCCGACGACCAGTTCATCGGGGCAAACCTAGTGGACGAGGCCATGCGGCGCTCCCAACACAAGGATCCGTCGGCGCCCGTCGTTCTCGGAGTGGACCCGGCCCGGTTTGGCAGCGACAGCACGGTGCTGGCCATCCGCCAAGGGCGCGACATCATCGCCATCAAGCGGTACAAGGGCGACGACACCATGACCGTCGTCGGCCACGTCATCGACGCCATCGAGACGTACAAGCCAGCGTTGGTGGTCATCGACGAAGGCGGGCTGGGCGCCGGCATCGTGGACCGGCTCAAGGAGCAGCGGTACAAGGTGAAGGGGGTCAACTTTGGCAACAAGTCGAAGAACCCGCTGATGTGGGGCAACAAGCGCGCCGAGATGTGGGGCGAGCTGCGGACCTGGCTGAAGGACGCATCTATCCCACAAGACCGCTTCCTGAAGAACGACCTGACCGGACCAATGATGAAGCCCGACAGCAAGGGGACGATCTTTCTAGAGAGCAAAAAAGACATGAAGGCCCGCGGGCTGGCCAGCCCCGACGCGGCCGACGCCATTGCCGTCACCTTTGCCTTTCCGGTGGCCCACCGGGAATATGTGGACAGGGGCCCCCGCCGCAATTATGCTGCGGGCGGCATACAGACGTCTTGGATGGGATCTTAGGACATGTCGAGCAACACCAAGCCGATTGGCGTCGCCTACGAAGACCAGAACATCCTTGGGGCAAATGTGGTCTTGGTTGATGAGCAGCTTGGCTACACCGCTGCGGCTCAGGGCACCGTGACGCAGGAAACCAGCAAATCCACGGCCGTGACGCTGAACAAGCCCGCCGGTCAGATTACGATGAACGCCGCGTCGCTGGCTGCAACGACCAACGTGACGTTTACGTTCAACAACAGCTTCATCAGCGCCAACGACGTCATCGTGCTGAACGTCAACGGCGGCACCACGGCGGCGTACAACGTGTACACCAGCGTCCTTGGCGCCGGCTCCGCGTCGATCACGCTCCGCAACATCACGGCGAACCCGCTGGCGGAAGCGGTGGTGTTGAACTACGCGCTGATCCATTGCGTGTAATGCCAAAGAAAGGCGTCTCTCTGGCCGTAGGCCGGGGCGAGAAGCTACCGACGAGCAAGGGCGCCGGCCTGACTGCAAAGGGCCGGGCCAAGTACAACCGCGAGACGGGCTCCAACCTCAAGCCCCCCGCGCCTAGCCCCAAGACCGAGGTGGACAAGGGGCGCAAGAAGTCCTTTTGCGCCCGTATGGCCGGCGTGGTAGCCAAGTCGGAGAACGCCGACCGCGCCAAGGCGAGCATGAGAAGGTGGAAGTGCTGATGGCCAAGCCAGGGCTCTACAGCAACATCGCAGCTAAACGCGCCCGCATTGCCGCCGGCTCCGGCGAGAAGATGCGGAAGCCGGGCGCCAAGGGCGCCCCTACCGCCGCAGCGTTCCGCGAGTCTGCCAAGACGGCCAAGCCCGCGAAGAAGGGTAAGTGACATGCCTCTGGTGAAGTCCACCACCAAAGAGGCGTTTCGCAAGAACGTGAAGGCTGAGATTGCCGCCGGGAAGCCGGCCAAGCAGGCGGTCGCAATCGCGTATTCAACCAAGCGCGAAGCGGCCAAGAAAGGCAAGAAGTAGGCATGGCCGCGAACGACGTACAGGCTGCCGGGCGCGTTTCCGACAGCGACGAGGCGGATCGCCTGTCCGTCATGCGCCGGCGCTACACGCTGGCGCTGTCAGCGTACTCCGACAGCCGCGAAGACGAACTGGACGACCTGCGCTTCATGGCGGGTAGCCCGGACAACCAATGGCAATGGCCCGCCGACGTGCTGGCCACCCGTGGGTCGGTGCAGGGTCAGACGATCAACGCCCGCCCCTGCCTGACGATCAACAAGCTGCCGCAGCACGTCCGTCAGGTGACGAACGAGCAGCGCCAGAACCGCCCGACGGGCAAAGTTATCCCGGCTGACGACCGCGCTGACGTGCGCGTAGCCGAGATCTTTGACGGCATGGTGCGGCACATCGAGTACATCTCGGACGCCGACGTTGCCTACGACACCGCCTGCGACAACCAAGTCACCTACGGCGAAGGCTACATCCGCCTTCTGACCGAGTATTGTCGCGAAGACAGCTTCGACCAGGACATCAAGATCGGGCGCGTCCGCAACGCCTTTTCGGTCTACATGGACCCGGCCATCCAGGATCCGTGCGGTTCGGACGCTGAATGGTGCTTCATCACCGAAGACGTCAGCAAGGCCGACTACGAGCGGATGTTCCCAGACGCGGCGCCGATCTCGAGCCTCATGACGCAGGGCGTGGGCGACCAGAGCCTGTCGCAATGGCTGTCGGAGGACATGGTCCGCATCGCGGAGTACTTCTACTACGAGCATGAACCCGCGACGCTGAACCTTTACCCGGACAACATCACGGCCTTCGCCAACACGCCGCAGGACAAGGCCCTCAAGGCTATGTTCGGCAAGCCGCTGCGGACCCGCAAGGTGGACCGTAAGAAGGTCAAGTGGATCAAAACCAACGGCTTTGAAGTGCTGGAAGAGCGCGACTGGGCGGGCAAGTGGATCCCGGTCGTGCGTGTGGTCGGCAACGAGTTTGAAGTGGACGGCCAACTCTACGTCTCGGGCCTTGTGCGGAACGCCAAGGACGCCCAGCGCATGTACAACTACTGGGTCAGCCAGGAGGCCGAGATGCTGGCCTTGGCCCCCAAGGCGCCCTTCATTGGCTATGGCGGCCAGTTTGAAGGCTACGAGATGACTTGGAAGACGGCCAACACGAACAACTGGCCGTACCTGGAGGTCAACCCAGACGTCACGGATGGTGCCGGATCCCCGCTGCCGCTGCCCCAGCGCGCCCCACCGCCGCTGGCCCAAACCGGGCTCATTCAGGCCAAGCTGGGCGCTTCCGACGACATCAAGGCTACCACGGGCCAGTACGACAGCAGCCTTGGCGCCCAAAGCAACGAGCGGTCTGGCCGGGCCATCCTGGCGCGCGAGAAGCAGGGTGACACCGGGACATACCACTTCGTTGACAACCTCTCCCGCGCGATCCGCTACGTCACGCGCCAGCTCGTCGATATGATCCCGAAGATCTACGACACCGCCCGCGTAGCCCGTATCGTCGGCCTCGACGGCGAGGTTGGCATGATCCGCATCAACCCGACCCAGCCGGAGCCCGTAAAGGAGATCCGGGACGAGAACGGGCTGGTGATCGACAAGATATACAACCCGTCGGTCGGCACCTACGACGTCTGCGTGACCACCGGGCCCGGTTACATGACCAAGCGCCAAGAAGCCCTGGACGCCATGTCTATGCTGCTCCAGTCCAACCCGCAGCTTTGGTCGGTTGCCGGCGACCTGTTCATCAAGAACATGGACTGGCCTGGCGCGCAGGAAATGGCGGCCCGCTTTGCCAAGATCATTGACCCGAAGGTCATGGAAGGCGAAGACCAGTCGCCCGAGATGCAGATGGCCAAGATGCAGATCGAGGCGCTGACCAAGGAGCTAAACCAGGTCGTTGGGATGCTCCAACGCGTCGAACAGTCTATCGAGGCGCAGGAAGTGCAGATCAAGGCGTATGACGCCGAGACGAAGCGCATTTCGGCCGTCCAAGCGGGCATGACGCCGGAGCAGATCCAGGACATCGTGATGGGCACCATCGCTGCGGCGATGGATACGGGCGACATTGTGGGCCGAGACGCACCTACGGAACGCCAGATGCCTGTCATGGAGCCTGAAATGGGCCAAATGCAGCCTGAAATGCCCCCCGGAGGGCCAATGCAATGAGCAACTGCGCCGAGTTCATCGGAACGCTGTTCCTAGCCCGTGATACGGCCCATTCCGTGCATCTGAACACCCGCAGTTACGCCAAGCACAAGGCGCTGGGGAAGTTCTACGAGGGCGTGATCGAGCTGGCGGACACGTTGGCCGAGGCCTACCAGGGCCGGCACGGGCTGATCGGGCCAATTGCGCTCATGTCGGCCAAAAAGACCAACAACATCGTCGAGTTCCTTGAGGACAACCTCAAAGACATCGAAGAAATGCGCTACAAAGTCATGGACAAGAGCGATACAGCGCTTCAGAACATCGTTGACGAAATTGTCGCGCTGTATCTCTCTACGCTGTATAAGCTCAAGTTTCTCGCGTAAGGACGCCGACCCATGGAGCTTCTCAACCCTCTTGCGGACGCGGTTTATCCGGCTCGCACGGCCACTTACACCGGCACCGCAGGGTCCACGGACGCCTGGAACGCAGGCCCGCAGGGCGTGGTCGTGTGGTCCACGACACCCGCGTACATCGCCGTGGGTGAGGGCGTGACGGCCACCACGGCGTCCACGCCGCTCCCGGCAAACACGCCGGTTCCGTTCACGGTTCCGCCGGGAACGGGCGCGCTGTGGCGCGTGAGCGCCATTCAGGTCGGTTTTGCTGGTACGATCTACTGTAAGCCGATCAACATCCGATGAGCTTTGGCATCCCCACCCGCAACGGGCTACCCCTTGGCCTTGGGTCGGTCATGTCGTTTGCTTTTGCGCCTGACTTGCTGGTTTCGCCTGGCGCCATCACATCGCCGCTAACGCTCACTCGCGCGCAGACGGGCGGCGCTGTTGCGACTGGAGAGTCGATAGCGTGGGAAACCTATGGCGCCGACACGCCGCGGTTTGTCCTTCCCAACGGCGGTCTGCTGATCGAAGGGCAACGCACGAACGCGGTCACTAACCCGCGTGGAGAGGGCGCATCAGGCACGGGGACGCCGCCAACCACTTGGACCCTTTCTGCTACGCGCGGCCTAACACACACGTTTACGCCAGCCGTCGTTAACGGTGTTGAGGGTGTGGTGTGGGCTTTTTCGGGCACACCAAATAGCACGTCAGGCACAGAGCTATCTTTTGAAGCGGGGCTGACATCTACGGCTGGGCAGCTTTGTGCCCTGTCGCTATTTTACCAGCTTGTCGCCGGAACAAACACGCTTGTAAGCTTGACTTTGCGGAACGCTAATGAAGCGGCTGTGACAGCAACGCCGTTTAGCCCCGACGCCACGTTGCGCCGCGTAACAAATGTCACCACAGCTGTAGGCACAGTTTATCGCTGTCGCCTTAGTTTTGGTTTTCCAGATACAGTCACACCCGTAAACACGTCGATTTTTTTAGGTTGGCCGCAACGGGAGCAACTAGCCGCCTTTGCGGCTACGCCCATTTTACCCCCCATCGGCACACCCGGCGCTAGCACGCGCGGCGCTGATCTTGTGTCTGCGTCGTTGTCGGATTTGGGTGTTGGCGGCAATGGCGCTTGCACGGCGCTGTGGACGGGCCGGATCCCGCAAAACGCTCCGGCTTCCGCCGACCAAGCCATTTTTCAGCTTGATACTGGTGCTACTACCGACCGGCATTTTGTTTTCAACGCGGCGGGCGGCGCCAGCATCCAGCTTGTTTGCCAAGTCAGCGGTTCTACGGTCGGTTCTGGCACCGCCGGCACCATGACAGCCGGAACGCTATTCCGCCTTGGCCTTAGCGCGGACGGAGCGGGGCGCGTCGCGCTCTGCTTTAACGGCGCTACCCCGGTTGTGGTCACAGGCGCGGCATCTTCCGCGCTCACTAGATTGTTGGTGGGGACAGGCACAGGGTCGGATGAGATGTTCGGGGAGACAACCCGCTTTGCCGTTCTTCCCAACTCAATGCCTGACGCCGAATTGCAAGCCGCCGTGGCGGCATTCCCCAGCCCGTAAGGAT